TGGTTCTGGTTCTTCAGGACAGCCAACAGGTATTTCTGCAACTTCAGGTATTAACACAACAACTTTTGCTGCTGCTGTACCTACCTTTGGTGAGTTAGTTGCAATGGAGTCGGCTGTAAGTGCTGATAATGCATTACAAGGCAATCTAAGATACATCGCTAAACCTTCAGATTGGGGCAACCTAAAAACTGTAGATAAAGCTAGTAGCTTTGGTCAAATGATCGTTGGCTCAGATGGTCAAATTAATGGCTATGATGTTGTCAGATCAAACCAAGTTACTGCTGGTGATTACTATTTTGGTAACTTTGCAGACTTGTTAATTGGTCTTTTTGGCTCGTTAGATGTAACTGTTGACCCTTACACTCATTCAAAATCTGGAACAATTAGAATTGTTGCTCTTCAGACTTGCGATGTAGCTGTAAGACATGCGGTTTCTTTCTGTAAATCAAGCGACTAATTAGTCAATGCTTAAATGGAATGGTGGGGGAAACCCCACCAACTTAAATATGAAAAATTACTTAATTTTAAAAGACACTATGGCAAATGGGCAAAAAGTTGTTGCTGGCGATATTGTTGAATTAAACGAAGATGTTGGCAGTCAGTTAGTGGGTTATCACAAAGCTGAAGAAACATCCAAAAAACCGAAAACTATGAAGTCTAACAGAAGTGTTGGATTAGAAACTTCAGAGGTAGAAGCTCCTAAAACAAGAGCTAAAAAATAAATTATGGCTATGGAAACTGCTTCTGATTTTGATTCTTACCTAGATGCTTCATTTGGTCATGGGATTGCTGTTACTTACACACCCAATGGACAATCAAGCAAATCAATTAATATTATTCTAAATCAAGAGTATGTAGATATTGATAATGGTTCAGTTGCAGTTGAAGGCTATCAGCCAATAGCAACTATCAAAACAACAGATGTTACAGGTATCGCTCATGGCGATGTTATTGCAGTTCCAAACATTACAGATTTAAGTGGCAATGTAATTAAATCAGCAACTTCATTTAAAGTTATAAATTTACAAAATGATAATACTGGTATTACACAAGCATTATTGGAAGAACAATAATGGCATTTCATGTAAGAAGGCAAATACGCGATAAGGTTGTAAGCGTTTTAACTGGTTTAACAACAACTGGTTCTAATGTTTTTGCATCAAGGGTTTATCCCTTATCAGATAGCAATTTACCTGCATTGCTTATTTACACAAATACAGAAGAGTCTGAGCCACAGGTTATAGGTACAAATAGATTAATTTCTAGGACATTATCTGTATCAATAGAGTGTTATGTAAAACAGTCAACTAATTTTGAAAATGTAACAGATGAAATAAGTAAAGAAGTAGAAATAGCTATAGCTGCTGATACCACCTTAAATGGGTTAGTTAAAGATTGCTATATTGAATCTACATCAACAGAGCTTAACAGCGAGGGAGAAACCCCATTAGCGGTTGCTACCTTAATTTTTTTAACCAACTACTACGTAAAAGAGCAAGCTCCTGACGTAGCAGTTTAACGAGGAAACAATTATGAAAATGATTAGTCCAGATGGCAATATTTCTATAGATGCTCACCCTTCAAAGGTTGAGTCATTTATGAATATGGGTTGGAAAGAAGAAGCAGCCCAAACAATAAAATCTTCTTCAAAAAAAATAACTAAAAACGAGGTAAAAGAAAATGGGAATACATAAAGGAAGTGAAGGTACAGTCCACGTTGGAACTGATGCTGTAGCTGAAATTAAGTCTTATTCTGTAGAAGATACTATGGACACTATAGAAGTTACTACTATGGGTAATACTTTTAGAGATTATAAAACATCATTAGAATCTTTTTCAGGAACACTTGATGTCTTTTGGGATGAAGTAGATACAGCCCAAATAGCATTACAAGCTGGAAGTGAAGTTACTCTAAAATTCTATCCAGAAGGTACTGCAAGTAGTGCTAAGTATTATTCAGGTACAGCTATTGTAACTGGAGTAAGTATAAGTGCATCATTTGATGGAATGGTTGAAGCATCTATATCTGTACAAGGTAAATCTGCATTGTCACTAGCGACAGCATAGAAATATGTCAGCAATAGATAACGCAAAGAAACATTTTGATGCATTAGAGACAAGAACTATAGAAGTCCCTGAGTGGGGTGAGGATGAACAGAATCCATTAGTGATTTACTGTAAACCAATTACCCTAGCAGAGACTTCTAAGTTTATGAAACTAGCTAAAGATGATGACGTCCAGTTACTTGTATATGTGCTTATTTATAAAGCACTAGATGAGTCTGGTGAAAAGTTATTTACGATTGCCGATAAGAAAACCTTATTGGAGAGGGTAGATAGAGATGTATTGATAAGAGTATCAAGTGAAGTAATGAACAATGTTTCACAGGATGAAATTAAAAAAAAGTAATAGAAGATAAGCAGCTTTACATTAAATATGCATTAGCTGAAAAACTAGGTAAAACTCTAGCAGAAATTGAAAGTATAACTGTAGAGGAGTTTCAAGGCTGGTTGGCTTATCTTGAAATAAAGGATGAAAAATAATGTTTTCAGGGTTAGCAAAAAATAATTTACTCTTTAGTATAATTGGAGATGATAAATCTGGTAAAGCTCTTCAAAGTTTTAAAAAGAATGTAGGTGGAGCAAATCAGGTTGTATCGCAACTAAGAAATACTATTCTTGCTGCTTTTGGTACAAGAGAAATTGTTGAAGCTGCCAACGTAATGATTGGCGTTGAAAACAGAATGAACGCTTTAACTGGTAGCGCTACTGAGACTGGTATTGCAATGGATAACATGCGTAGAATCGCTAGTGATTCTAGGTCTGATTTTGATGCTGTAGCAATGCTTTATACAAGATTAGCTTTAGCTACAGAGCATTTAGGCGCAACTCAAAGAGATGTAGCTGATGCAACACAAACAGTTGCTAATACCTTTATTATCGCTGGTTCACATGCTCAAGAGGCAAATAACTCAGCTAGACAGTTAGCTCAGGGTTTAGCTTCTGGCGCATTGAGAGGTGATGAGTTACGTTCAGTTATGGAAAACAATACCATCCTAACAAAAATGTTAGCCGATGGTTTAAACATGACTATTGGTGAGCTTAGAGAGTTTGGTCATGCAGGTAAACTTACTGCTGAAACAGTAATGCCAATTCTTATACAAGGCACAAAAGAAACTAACGAGCAAATATCAAAAATGCCTATGACACTAGGGCAAGCTGGTGTTGCTTTGCGTAATAATTTCCAATTTATGATTGGAGATATACAAAAAGGAACTGAAGGATTTTCAACACTAAGTGCTATTGTTGGCAAATTTGCTGTAAGTATTGATCTTGTATTAATTCCAGCAGTTATATTATTAACAGCAGCTATAGGTAAAGCGACTTTAGCAATGTTAGCTTTTAGGGCTGCAAATCCAGTAACAGCTTTAGCTATTGCATTTGTTGCAGTTTTAACCGTTTTTTATGTTTTTAGAGATGAAATAATACATGGGTTTAAGATGGTGTTCCATCAAATAAATATAGCTGCAAAAAAATTAAAGTTAGTATTTTTGAAACTTTTTAAATCAATAAATGATGGTTTTATACTTCCTATTAGAAATGCATTTAGAGGTACAGCTAACTTTATTTTTACAATAATTAATACTGCTATAGAAAATGTTAATAATGTTATAGATAAATTGCCAAACAGAATAAAAAACAGGCTAGGGATAGACAATTTACCCAAAATAACATTACTAGATAATCTTGTACCTGAAGATGGTGTATTAACCGAAAAAATAAATAAGACAGCTAACAAAATAGAAGAACTTAGTAATAAGGTTATTAAAAAAGTCAAAAGAAGATCAATCTTAGATTTAATGCTAGGGCGAGATCCTAATGATCCTGATGCAGATGATGGAACTGGTTTTACTGAACTAACTGCTTTAGAAAAATTTTTAAAAGATGCAGAAGATGGTTATAAAAAATTCTCTGCAAGCATAAAAACAATGCAAGAAGAACTACAGGGTGTATTTAAAAAATCTTATGATGGCTTAACTAATCTAACTATGGATTTCTTAGAGAAAGGTAAAGCTAGTTTTAAAGATTACGCAACTAGCATAGTTAAAGAATTAATGAGAATAGCAGTACAAAAACTGCTTATTGATAAAATGTTTGCATCATTTGGCGCAACATTATCAAGAATTAGAGATGATGTTACGGCTGAAATGGATTGGAGAGATATTACTGGCGGTGGTGCTGGTTTTGATCCTTTTACAGACACCTTTGCTGGTGGTGGTTATACAGGTAATGGTGCTAGAGCTGGTGGAATTGATGGTAAAGGCGGTTTCCCAGCCATACTACATCCCCAAGAAACAGTTATAGACCATGCTCAAGGACAAAATCAGGCTCAAGTACAAAGCATGAACGCAACAGTTAATTTTAATATATCAACAGTAGATGCAGCAGGTTTCGATGAATTGCTTGCATCAAGAAAAGATTTAATAACTTCTATTATCAATAGTGCAATGAATAATAGAGGAAGAATGGGAGTTACATAATGAGTGATATATTTCCAACAAATCCAAATTTTCAAGCTTTAGATTTTAAAGATAATAGACCGTCATTAATGAATCAAACCTTATCTGGTAAAAGGCAAATAAGGCAAATAGGCGGTCAATATTTTACTTTTACAGTTTCAATGCCACCAATGGAACGTGTTGATGGACAGGCTATATATGCGTTTTTACAAAAACAAAAAGGCATGATTAATACATTTAAAATTGGTTATCCTTTAGATAATTTAGGCGCTTCTAAATTAGAAACCGATATAAAGGTAGTTGGCATACAGTCTGCTGGCGATGCAAATATTGCTTCTGATGGCTTCTCTCAAACCACTAATGCACTAAGAGCTGGCGATTTAATTAAATTTGCCAATCATACAAAAGTTTATATGGTTACAGATGATATTACAGCTAGTGGTGGATCAGCTTCTATTTTAATATCACCGCCACTAGTAGCTGCTGTTGCAAATGATGAAGCTATAACAGTCAACAAACCACAATTTACAGTTTATTTAACAGGAGACACATCGTATACAACAAATGCAACAGGGTTCTATAACATATCATTTGAAGTACGAGAGGTGGTAGAGTAATGGGCAGGAGCTTATCTACAGCTCTGCAAGCTCAGGTTTCAGCAGAATCTAACAAAATTGCTTTTCTTGTTGAGCTAAATCTATCAACAGTTATTAGAGCTACAGACTTTTATACAGACATAGTTTATGACTCAGAAAGTTATCAAGCTGGTGGCTCTTATCTAGCAGTAGATACAACTCAAGAAACAGGCGAACTAAAAGTAGATGAAATTAATATAAAATTTTCTAATGTAACAGATGAGGTTAGAGCATTAATTGATACTGGTGCTTATGTAGATAAATCTGTAAATGTTCATATAGCATTTATGGATTCTAGCGATGCTTTAGTTGGTGCTATTAATTACTTTACAGGCAAAATTAGATCAGTCTCTATAGCTGAAAGCAATACAGAATCCGTAATTAGTATTGTAGTTGCTAATCATTGGAGTAATTGGAATCTTAGTAAAGGCAGACATTATTCAGACGAATCTCAGCAAAACTTTTCTTCAGGTGATAAAGGTCTTGAGTATGCAACACAAACTAAATCAGACGTAAGGTGGGGTAGCTAATGCTTGGAATATTTAAAACTATAGGTAAAGCTATTGCTAAAGAGTGGGGAAGATCAATGGTTGCAAAAGCAATAATGGTCTTTCAAGGCGCTACATTAGCTATCGGAATTAAAGGCTACTTTCAAGCAAGAAACTTGCTTGCTAAAGGTCAAGACATACTTGCTAACAAAACAGCAGCAGGCGGAAAGATACCTGTTATCTATGGTAGACGTAGAGTTGGAGCGCAAATTGTATATATGGACACCGCTTCAAATAGAAGTAAGGATTTATTTATTGTCTATGCTTTATCAGTTGGTGAGTGTGAAG